CTATCATCTCCAAATAAATCAGGGAGTTTAATTGTGTTACCAAAGAAAGTAATTTTATAATCTTTTGGTTTATTGTTTTCCATTGACACCCCATCAATTCTTACTTTTCCTTTTTTATAATCTACATAATTTATAGAAAGTAAAGCATCAATTCTTTTTCTTGCATCTAATACATCTGCTAAAGAAATATCAGGGTTGTAATAGTGTTTTAATATCTTGTTATTTGTTGGGGTAGCTGGTATTGTAAAAGTCTTTGTAAACTCTGTAAATATCTTTGCAGGGTCTTTAGAATTTTGAATAGATAAATTAATGCTAATGACTTCATCATCAAATAAATCTATTCTTTGATTTTGTATAAATAATTGAACTGTATTCATTATCTAATTTCATTAATTTCATCATAAGCGTACTCAAACTCAACTTGAAAATCTATTAACCTATCATTTACTCTTGTCTTATATTGTAAACTTTGTGTTACTGGTATAATTGGATAAACCTCGCCTCCTTCTTGAATCCAAGCTTGTTCAGTTAATAATATTTGTTGTATTACTTCGTTAAAGCTTTCATCTACAAATCCTGTATTTAATTTTAATTTCTTTTTACCTTTTACATTAAAGAATTTCTTTGTTGGTGCATTTAAAGAATAACTAACTGTTGCCCCTTTTACAGAGGTGTCTGTTGTTGCTGTTGTTGCATCTGAACTTGTTATTGTATTTGCTTCATAACTATCTTTAGTTACATTAATACTTTCGTCTCTACGTTTAAAGAAATAGACATTTTGAGCAACACCAAACTTATTCATAAATGTTACCCTGTAAGGTGTAAATTTACATTCTTCAGTTTCATATACAGTACAAGTTGTAGTATTACCTTCTATATCTGTAATAGTAACTGAACTAGGTACACCATCATAATATAATGTATCAATAGTTTCTTGTGAGTCTGCTACATTTATACTTTCCATATCTGCAGTATATTTTCCTCCTGAAGGGTCGCAATCTTTACAGTCATCAACAGTCCACTCGGCATCAACAGTTAATTTTTTCACTTTATAACCTAGCGTTGTAGTTTTGGTTAAAGAAGCACCTTCATAATATTTAACAGAAAATGCTCCACCTTCACCTGTATAAACTGGTATATAAAATGGGTCTCCTTTTTTATGGTAAATTATAGTATTTGATTGTAAAAGCCCTTTAGACAATTCAGGGTTTATTCCATCTTCAAAATATCCGTAACCATTAAAACAAAGAGCAGCATTTCTAACAACATCTGTTTTACTATCACTAAATGTTCTTGTTATTTCCCATTCAGCCCAAGCAGTTTGATTAATAGTTGAAAAATCCCCTGTGAAAGTTACAGTTGTATAATCTCTTATTAATTCACTTACTTCAAATACTATTGAATTTTCTGTTGATATTCTTTCCTTATATAAAGTATATGTAGGGTCAGCAGTTCTAGAACCAAATTGTCCTTGATAAATCCAAAGTCTTAACGTTGCGTTACTTATTGTTTTTGCCATCTTTTATTTTTTAAGGTGTACCTCCTGCTATTTCATTTCCTGAACTATCTCTAAACCCAAGAGCATTTATATAATCAATAACTTTATAAGTTAAATTTGTTGCAGTTATATTTTTATAAACACTTGTATTTGAAGTATCATATAATATTCTTGGTGATTCAGTAGTACCACCATAAGAAACTGAATTTGTATATCTATAATTTCCTTTTGTATTTAATTCTGTTTTATAAGCACCATTACATTCCCCTGAAGTATTTGAGTAATACCCTTGTTTTGCTAACTTCATAAAATTAGGTAAAAATCTTCCTCCGTATGGTATATCACTTGCCCCACTAATAGAAGGTACATTAACAACATAAGCATTCATTCTTCCATAGTCAGCTTGACCAAACATCTGATGAATTTGGTTAATATCATATTCGTATTGGTCTGTTACATTACAATATTCTCCGTTTGTATTATAATAATACCCTTCTGCACTATTAACAAAAACAATATTTATAACCTTAACACCTGCTGTTGCGTTTGCAGGATTTAAACTAATACTATTGTTGTGGTTTCTCCAAACATCTTCTAGAAATGGATAAACAAAACTTTGCTGTCCATTAAAAGAACCTGAACCACCTGTAATTCTGGAATTATAATGAATTAAAACCCTATTCGCATAAGTTGTTAGATTTCCTCCATAATAACTTAATAAAGCAGCCCTTAAATGGTCTCCTGTTGTGTTAACTGCATCGTGTAAAGAGCCTGCACTACCAGTATAAAAATTAGTGTCATTACCAGTAATTAAATTAACATAAGTATTTGAATTAAATTCCAAAGGATAATTACCATCATTTTCAGGTATTACAGGAGGGTTAGGACAATCAAATTTTATATCAAAATAATCATTTACAAAAGGTGTAAATGCTGTTATATTTACCCTGCTTGGATGTGGTAAGTTTTTATCTGTTATGGTTAATGTTTTAGTTGCTTTTGTAGATGAAGCTGCTAAATCAACTAAAGAAGCACTAATACCCATATCATTTACCAATTCACTATAATAAGAATTACTTCCAATATATTTACTTGAAACTGCAGAAGAACCAGCACCAACCCATTGAGCAGAAAAAGTTACAGGCACATCTCCTCCATTTGTTATTTTAATTTCTAAAGGGTCAGAAGAAGAAGTCACTTGTGCAGTATCTAAACTAAAATTTATAGTTCCTGTAAAAGGACCTATTTGTAAAGTTTTATCACATTGAGCATTTATTTGAGTTGTAGTTAATGGAGGATATTCAGGACAATCTAAATTTACTTTAGTTACTTTTGTTACAACCCCTGAAGCTATTGTATAGATGTAATAAAATCTATATCTAAACCCTACACCATTACCTGAACTTGCATTACATATTGCAGGGTCTTTTCCTTGTGTATAAGTTGAATATTGTTCAATAGTATTTGAAGCAAATACAGATGATACTCCTGTTTGATGACTAGGTACATCTACATTATTATATAATTTGTCTCCTACTTCCATAGGAATCTGCTTAACCTTATATGTTACTTCAGTTTTGTCTTCATAACAAGGTGGGTCAACACAGTCATCTTGCGTACCCCCCTCCATTTTACGACCATCAGTCCATCCATATTGACATTTTTCACAAACATAAGCTAAAAGACCTGATTCAGTAGTTGGTAGTGTTTCGCCATAAAGAACACTAATTGTATTCATTATAAAATATGCTCCTGTTTCATTTGGTGCATCAGCAGGAGGTAATACATTATCTGCTACTATATAGTATGGACTTCTTACGTTTATTTTTTTCATATTTTATTTTTTAAAGAAACTAAATGATTTTGACTTATCATCTAATAGTAAAAAAATGTCTTTTTCAAAACTGTTCATTATATCTTTTGGTAAATTTTCAAATGCTTTTTCAAAAGGTTTAGTAAAAAACATACTTGCCCTTATTCCTTTTTCCATTATACTTCTTGCAAATAAAAATCCTATTGTTTTATAGTTTCCTACTTCAAATCTTCCTTTTTCGTCTCTTAATCTAATATTTCTTGACTGCGCCCAATCTGCTATTGTTTGTATAGGTGGCATTTTGCTTTTATACTTAAAAGGAGACTTTTTACTTTCAGGGTATGTACTTTTTTTACCTTTTACTCCTTTGTCTTGATATGCTCCATAATCATTCATTAAAAATTCTAATAATATAGAATTAGAAAATTCCTGTATATTATATCCTAAACTTTTATATAAACTTTTTGATGAGTTTTTTTTCTTTATAGATAAATTTCTTTTTGCTTGGCTAATTACATATTGACCAAACTGATTTAAAACTTGTTTTGTTCTTTTTAATTTATTCATTAATCACAAATTGTCATTTCGTTTTGCATTTCTACATCAAAAGTAGCAGTCCATCCTGCTAACTTATTTTCGAATCTATCCATAAAAGGTTCACAAGTAACATCATCTATGACTTGATATAAACTAGAAAATAAATCACCTCTTTGCAGTTTATTAATAATTCTTACTGCTGTTGCTAGTTGTGTATTTAAAACATCTTGTTCATCATCATTGCCTCTAAATTTATCTGTGGTTTCTGAATTACTTATATCAACAATACCCATAAATAAAATACTAATATTAAAAGTTAATGTACTTGTTCCTACGCTACAATTATTTACTATAATATGAGATAAAGGAAATATATTTTGTTTGTCTAAATCAATATCATCTATATTGCCAAATGTTACAGTATTTACAAAAGGTTCTGCAATTAAGCTGTCTTTTAGTTGTTGAGTTATTTCGTAAAAACCTTTCATTTCCTTTTAATTAAATTTTTTTCTAATTGTAATTTTTCTTTTTCAAAAGCTAAATACGTTAAACATTTAAAAAGCCCTAGTTCTGTTATATTGTCGAATCTGGTAACATCCCCTTGAGCAAGTCCATAAATTGATTGATACCAATTCCATTTTCTTCCAAAATTTGCTTGGGCACTGTATTCGTTTCCTGATTCATTTCCTTCTTCAAAGAGTTCAGGGTAATTTCTAGCAATTCGTTGTTTAAATTGTAAAAAAAAACTATGCTTCCAAATACTGCATCTAAAGGTGCTTTCTTCATTTTTTCAGCATATAAGTCTCCTTTATATTCTTCTATTAAATACCTATTTTTATCTCTATGAGTAACAGGTCTATAAAGTACTGCCATTGCTTTATGCATTTCTTGCCAATCTGATAATGTTTGGTCAAGGTCAACATATTCGCCCAAACTAATTTCATCAAGTATTGGTATAAATCCAAACTCTTTTCCATCTAATATAAAAGCTTCCTTTAATTTCGGCTTTTGAGCAAAAATATTATCAAGTTCTTTTGCAACATTCTTAACTGATGAGAATTTTATTTTAGCAATATCTTTTAAATCTAAATCACAAAATATCTCTATCATTTTATGTAATAAAAAACTAGAGTTTTTATTTTCATCATTATCTAGTTTTAAAAACTTTTGATATTGCTCTAATGTAATATCACTTAAACTTGTAGGAATTAAAATATCTACTTTCATATATATATATACAATAATTAAATTTATGTTTTGTATAAAACAAAAGAGGTAACAAGTCCTGATTGCTACCCCTTTTTGAATAAACCAAATTAACTAATGAAAAAATTATTAAGTCATATCTAATTTACAAAATTATTTTGTATTATAAAAATTTCTATATGCCCAAGTATATATATCGTGTACTTTTTTTTGTAATTCTTTACTATTTTGTACATACTCTTTATTACCTCTTTTAAAATAACCGAAATTCATTGCTTTTAAAGTCAGCTTTACTCTTGGCTTATATCCTTTGCTTATCGGTGTTTGTATAACATAAACTTCGTTTTTAAAACACCAATCTATCATATCATATATTGTTTTATCTTCTAAAAAACCCATAGAAAACTAAATAAATGTAATGATAAAGCACATAGTGAAATAAATGTTACTAACAACACCATTCCATCTATAATTGCTTCTTTTAAACTTTGTCTATTTTCTTTACTTGTGATTTGTTTTATTAATTTGTATTTCATAACCTGTATTTTAATGATAGGTCTTTTGATTTGTCTGTGAGTAGGTGCGACCATTTTACACCCTTTTATAATTTATAGGATTATTCCTTTGTAGTATTTAAGTTAGGTAACTCTGACCTTTTACTCGTTTTCCTTTAGTTAATTAATAACTTTACTATCAACTACAAAACAAATATAATAATTTTTTAATAACTACCAAAATTTTTTAATAACTTTTTTAATAAATGTGATATTCACCTCTATTTGGGTTTTCTAAAATTGAACTTAAAATATATCTTGCAGCATCTATGGCGTGGTCTCCACTTGTAGGATTTGGCTTTTGTAAAGTGTTACCTTGTTTATCTTGCA